TCAGGGAAAGACGACCCTGACGTTGACGACGCCACTTGCGCGATCGAGCCCCAGCTCGATTTTTGCGACGACGCGCGCGCGGGCCTGCACGTCCCGGAGCACGTCGGCCCGGTACTTCGCCACATACGATGCGTCAAAGACGTCGCCCGGCTTGAGCCGCCACTGTTTCGCGAGGTAGTCGGCGTCGGCCGCTTTGATCCCGGCAAACTGCAGGGGCCCCATGCGGAACTGCGGGCCCTCCGCGACAGTGAACAGTAGTCACCGCCGATGACGGTTCGAAGCGGCTCGACCAGATCCCGTTCCGTGAGCGCGGACGCTCCCGACACATTCAGCGCGCACACCTTCGGGCTCGGGTCCTTGACGCTGAAGACATGCGCCTGCCGGCGCGTCTTCATGTCCACCTGCGGCGTGAATTCAACGCGTCCAGGGAGTCCGCGCGCGCTCAGCACTTTCTGCATCGCGCGCACGAGGAACGCAACAGCGGTCTCGTTCGCCGGCGCGGTCATCCCATTGAAGGACGGTACTTCCTCGCTGACGGCCGCCACCATCTGCTCGTCGGTCATCCAGACGAAGTTGTCGAGAATCACGGGCACGGTCCACGCGATTTCCTCGATCTCGAACGTGACGGTGATCTGCCGCGGCGACGTCGTGTAGCTGTATTTGACGCTGTCGAAGAGACCCGTGGCTCCCAGCCGGTCCGCCGCGGCCGTGAGGTCGGCGATCGTCGCCGGATTTCCAATCACGAGTCCGCTCAGTTTCGTCACATCGGCTGGCGTGTAGCGGTTCGCACCTTTGACCTGGACGCTGGCGAGGCGCATCGAGCTGCTGGCCGGAGCCTGCCACGCGGGCGCGAGTCCCTCGATGGCTGCGGCGTGGACCAGAGAAAGCAGGATGGCCGAACGCAGTATCAGATCGTTCATATGTAACTGCGCAGTATATTCGCCGCGGCCAAGGCACGCACCACGCGGTCTTTGACCGGATCGGTGGCGATTGTTACAATGGAGGGTCGTTTCCCTCGGAGATGGGCCTGTAGCGCAGTTGGGAGCGCGCCTGAATGGCATTCAGGAGGTCACCGGTTCGATCCCGGTCAGGTCCACTAACTCCCCCCTGGCCGAAATGCGATCCGGTAACTGGTAGAATTCCAAACAACTTACGGGGCGTTTGAATGTTTCGATCCCCCATTCGAGACCCCCCGGAAAATAAGCCCATTCCGCACGGACCTTCTGGTGGATCGAAACAGCGGCCGACCAGATGGTGCCGGCATGCGCGAGCGCGTGCTCGGCGAACGCGAGCAGCCCCTCGACGTCGAGCTCCTCGAGGGTCGCCTCCCCCTCCTTCATCTTCGCCAGCGCGATGTCCTCGCGCAGCTTGTCGCGGTGCGCGCGGTAAGTCGGCTCGTCGATCGACCCGCGATAGAGGAACGCCTCCTCGACGCGCGCGAGCTTGGCCTCGAGCTCGCTGACCGTATGCCGGGCCCGCGCGAGCGTGGCGCCGGCGCCCTTCCGCGTCTCCCGCCAGGTGTCCAGGACGGCCGCCCGCAGGACTGCCCAGTACTCCGGCCGCGGCCGCAGGGTGTCTAGGAGCTCCAGGAAGGCCGCCTCGAGGCGCGCGCGCGGCACCCGGGCGTGTCCATGGATGCAGTGGTAGAAGCCGTAGCGGCGGCCGCCGCGGCCCTTGGACCAGCTCCCTGTGAATCCCCCGCCGCACTGGCCGCAGCGTACGAACCGGCGCAGCGGGAAGTCCCGATGATTGAGGTGGACCATCGCGGCCTTCGCGGCGCGCGACGGGTGATTGAGCTGGAGCTGGACCCGCGTCCAGAGCTCTTCGCTGACCAGCGGGGCGAAATCCGCCGGGATCTCGAGGCCGAGCGCCAGGCTGCGGATCCGGCCGGCGTAGACGGGATGCCGCAGCAGCTCGTAGAGCCGCTTCAGGTGCATGCGGTGGCCGCGCCTGGTGCGGAGGCCCATCGCCGTCAGGTGCTCGAGCAGCTCGCGGCCGATCATGCCTCCGGCGTACCGCTCGAACGCCTCACGTACGATCGTACTCGACGCCGGGTCCGGCACGAGGCTCGCGCCGGCGCGCGCGTCGCCCTTGAGATAGCCGACCGGCGGCGGCCAGACCCAGCGGCCGCGCTCGACGGCCGCCTTCATTCCGGCGAGGACGCGCTCGGAGCGGACGTCGTTGTCGAACTGCGCCATCGCGGCGAGGATGCCTTCCATCAGCCGGCCGGACGGCGATTCGTCGATCGGTTCGGTGACCGAGCGCAGGGTGATGCCGAGGCCTCGCAGGAGGCTGACGATCGCGTGATGGTCGGTGCTGTTGCGCGAGAACCTGGTCAGCGAGTAGACGACGACCGCGTGCAGGTGACCGGTGTGCTTCCGGCAATGCTGGAGCAGGCGGAGGAATTCGGGGCGGTCCGTGGTCTTCGCGCTTTCGCCGGCGTCCACGAACACCTGGTCGACGACGTAGTCGTGGCGCGCGCAGTACTCGCGACAGGCCTTCTCTTGTGTCGGGAGACTCAGGTTGGAGGCCTGCTCGACGGTCGAGACGCGGCAGTAGATCGCGGCGCGCACGGCGGAATTCTACACCCGCGGTCTCGCGCGGAAATTATTCCAGAATTATGACCAGCACTAAAGTGCTGCGAACTGAGGTCTTACGCTGAAACGCGCTAGTAGTCTTGTGAGCCCACGTGCCCGTCTTCATCCACGGTTATCATCCGCCGCCGCTCGCGGTTTGTCAGGGCGATGATGAGCCACACGATCCACCAGAGGCCGAGAGTGAACACGCCGATCAGGAAATGGAGAACGTGATTTGGCGTGCTGCCGAAGACGAGGACCGCGCTCGTGTCCGTCTGTGATTCGATGCGCATGCCCGGCCAGATTTGGGTCTGAAGCGCGCGCGCAAGTCGGTTGCGGCGTTCGTTGATGTCCATCGGCCGCCGGTTAGAAGTGAAAGCCTGCGCTTCGTCGCTTCTGTTCCGCGTCAACGAAACACGACATCAGTACGTTGTTCCGGTGGAGCCCGATCGATGCTGGCATCGGCTGATGGTTTGATGTGAAGTCCGACCACGGTACCGTGATTGTTTCGGACGGTGCGATTGGATCTGAAATGGCCGCGACCCACTGCGCGCTGCCTTGGTCGAGCACCGTCGCGTCGCATTTGCTCAGGCGGCCTGTCGCCCGGCTGGTGATCTGCAGGCCGAGCGGGCCTCGTGCGGCGCTGACCTCTAGTAGCGGCTCCTTTGTGTTTGTCGTCGGCGACAGCAAGGCTCCGCACCATGCCAGGAAAATCAGCACGAAGACCCCCGCCGCCAGCCGGGTGAAGGCGCTGGTCTTCTTCTTTGGCGCGACGATTTGGACCTGGGATGCGCCGCTTCTCAGATCGCGGCCGCAATGTTTGCAGACGACCGCGGCGTCCTGAATCTCCTCCGCGCATAATGGACACTTCTTCATTGGATTACTCCGCCGGTGGGTGACAGCGCCGTCGCCCAATGGTCCTCACCGACAATACGAAGCGCGAAGCCAGATTGGCGCAGTTGAACCGCCCGCTGAATCTTGCGACCGTATGAACTATGAGCCCAGTCAGTACTGCCGAAGGTGCCAATCACTAAGAATGATGTTCGGCGTGTGATATTCCGTTCGCATGTGCTTTGACGTGATGTGACCTCGCGTTCGCAGTCGGCGCGCGTCCCGTATGCAAACCGGCCAGTGAAAACGTAAACCTCGTCTGGTCCCCAGCAGATCAGTGGTGCGGGTTCATCAAGTGGGAGTGTGCTCGCTCCCTCGTAGCCGAGTAGAAGTGAGGCGGTGCCACCAACGAGCGCGGCCAGCAGCGTCTTGAGATCCGCGCGCTCGTCTTCGTCGATGTGCCCGTCCGTAAAATACTGCTGTAGCCTGGCGAAGATGACTCGCAGGGGCCAAGCCACAAGCGCGTCCGGATGGTTCGCGGCCCAGGCGTGTAGATAGTTGGCCTCGTCTTCGTCGATGATGCCGTCGGCCAGCATGCCCTTCGCTAATCCGAGCATTTCGGACAGGTCGCGCTCCGTCCGACGCGCCCGATTGAAGAGCACGTTATAGGGTTGGCCATGCGGATCGAGCGGCGTGTTCATCGCTAATCCTCCGCAACTGCGACGTTGGTCTACGTCACGCCGCGCTCAATCGCCACAGCTACGATCTCTACGATCTGTAATTGTTCAGCGTCCAGTTTTCGCAGGCGGCGCAGCAGACTCACTGGGATCGGCGTCTCTTCGGAGAGCGCGATTAAGGGCGGCGGCCGCTTCACCAAGCGCGTCTTGCGCGCGAAGGATGTCTCCACGCCAGGTATCTTCAGCGGGACTCCTTTGATCGAGTCGATCGAGAAGCGCCTGGAGAACTGGATGACCTTCGGTTCGCGAGTCAACACGTCCGGACTCCTCTTCCAGACGGGGGAATGGGTTATCCGCTGGTTCAAAGAGTGTCGAAAGCGGAACGTTTAATGCCTTCGAGATACGACCAAGCACGGCAATCGTGGGATTGCTCTTTGGCCCGTTACCCTCGTGTCTACTGATCTCGGTTTCTCCTACGCCGGCTAGTTCCCCAAGATCTTTTTGTGAGAGTCCGCGTGCATCCCGAAGAGTCCTGAGTCGCGCGCCGTCCCAGAGTTCACGCCCTAATCGTCTGTGCTTCGGCTGAGCCACGCCATCGGAGTATAGCCCTGAGCGACCGCTAAAGGCATACGTCGCAATGGGTTGCGGATCAACGCAAGAAATCTTGCGTAGCGACCCATTTTGTCCTTGACTATGGTGTGTCATACGCCTATTCTCCATGGCGTATGACACATGTGACCCTCCGCGAAGCGAGACAGCGTAGGCGCATGACGCAAGACGTCCTCGCGGCAAAGAGTGGCGTCGATCAGACGCACATCTCCAGCATCGAGATCGGCCGGCGTTCTCCATCTGATGACGTGAAGGCGCGACTGGCCAAGGCCCTGGGAATTGCCCCGTCCGAACTCCAATTCTCCGAGCCTCAGTCTGACTCGGAGAACGTAACGACTGGGCGTGACAGAACAGGTCCGGCGGACGAAAGAAACCGGAGGACGGCGTGAGCCGACCCGCGGCGATGCCGGTGGCGGTGAGCCCGTTATCGGTTTCATCCCTTTCTGATCTCGCTCGACCGATTTCACAACAGGCGCTCGGGCCAATGGAAGTCACGACTCTTGACCATTTGGGGTCAACTTTGGTGAACGATATTGACCGCGAGCGCGCGTGGGTCGCGCTCGTCGGCCGTGCGCTCGGGCGCGCCATGAAGTCGCAGAAGGCCGCCGCGGGGGACCTCGGCATCGGCGAAGGCCTGCTGTCGGCGCAGCTCGCGTGCGCACCGAATAAGCACCTGTCGTTCCGCCGTATGTTCTACCTCGGTCCAGTCTTCTGGCGCGAGCTCGTCGCGCTCATCTGTGAATTCCACGACATCGCGATCGGCCAGAGCGTGCAGGACCGGACCGACATGGAAGTCGGCCGGCTCGTGCGCGAGGTCCTCGCGAAGGCGGCCGCGCGATGACGGGCCGCTGCGCCATCTGCCGATGTCCTGCGACTGCAACTGTGTTCGGTTTTCGCGTTTGCGACTACCACGTCACGCACGGGGAGGACGACCCGTCGTGCCCGTCTTGCAATTGGCCGCCGCCGCCGTCTTCTCACTCGCCCGAACGTGAGGCCGAGATGATCCTCCTCGGACCGCTGGGACCGACGGACTTCGACCAGGTGCGCCGATGACCGGCTGGCTCTACGTCAACGGCCCGTCGCTGCTGCTCGGCGCCGTCGTCGCCGCGATCGCCTGCGCGGTCGCCTTCTCCGTGTTCGTGCTGCGCGTCGCGCGTGACGGACGGTGGCGCCGATGATGACGCTCGACGAGCTCCGCGCGCTCCTTGGCGACCTGGCCGCCGGCAAGACCGACCAGGAGCTCGCGCAGCTCCGCGAGAGCGTTTACGAATGGGCGCGCGCCGCCTGCGCCGCCTACGTCGCCACCGCGCGCGCCGGCGCCGAGCCTGCGAGGACCGCATGACCTGGCTCCTTTTCCTCGATCGGCTGTGTCGCCGTCGTTCTACTCGTCTTGAACCTGCGGCTGATGTTTGGCGCGCACTCAATGGACGTGCGGCACCATGAACGATTTCCTGTGGGCCGTCGTTTCCGCGCCTCCGGACGGGCGGCCGTCATCACTGCGAACGACGGCAGGCGCATCACTTGGAGGTTTGTCTGATGACCGACATCCGCACGGGCGCGGTCCGGAAAGTTGTCAGCGAGGCCGTGCGCGCTTCGAGCACCGTCGCGGACATCTGGTCGCTGTTCGAGGCGATGGCGCTCCCGAAAGACGCGGGCGTTGTCCAGCGCCAGGAGTGTAGGCGCGCGTTCTATGGCGGCGCGGCGGCGATGCTCGAACTGTTCACGCAGATCGGCGAGCCCGGCTTCGAGGAAGACGCCGGCGTCCGTCGCGTCGAGGCAATCTCCGTCGTGCTCGCGCAATTCGGCGAGGACATCCAGGCGGGACGGGCATGAGCATCAATCTCGCGCTGCTGTTCGCGGCGGTCGCTGTGGTCGCCGTCCTCTATCGCGCGGTCGCGCGATGGGACCGGAGGCACGGCCTGTGAGCGCGCGCTTGCGGACCCTTACGTCGCGGCTGCGAAGCGCGGTCGCGCGGAAGCCTGGGCGCACGGCGACGCAGCTCGCGCATGCGCTGAAGGCGGATCCCGCGTCAGTCTCGAGCTTGCTCTATCGGTGGGTCGTCTCGGGAAGCCTGTTCCGGACGACTGGAGTCAAGGGCCCGCGCGGCGGCTGGACGTACTTCCCTGTGCCGGAGAACGAGGAATTGCGCAGATGGCTGAGCGGCTCCTGATGTTCCCGATCGCGCACGACCTCTGCACCGCCTGCGGCCGGCCGCGGCGGACGCATCGCGTCAACGGCCTGTGGGTCGGCTGCACGCGCGACATCGCCATCGGCCGCGACGTCGTCGCCGCCGATCGCCGCCTGCGCCTCGCGCTGCTGCAGGCGCGCGCGCTCAAGATCCAGCGCTGTGGAGGGGACGATGCACGCGACCGCTGAACTGCTCGCGCTGCTCGGCCTGCTCGAGACCCTGAAGAAACAGAGTCGCGCGGGCATCAATCCCCCGCCCGGCGTCGTCGAGGACGTGTTCAGGTACGCCGACGCGGTGCGAGACCACCTGGCCGCGCGCGAGTCCGATGTGGACGAGATGCGCGCCGCACTCGACGCCGCCGATCGGTACGCGCAGGAGACGCAAGTGCGCATCCTCCTGATCCAGCACGAGAACGTGCGGCTCCGGGAATGCGTCGGAAAGCTCGCGGAGGCGGCGGCGGAGGCGATCGGTGCGCGGGTCGTCACGCCGCACGTTGTGGCGAACCCGTGATGAGAAAACGTGAGGGCTGAACATGCGAACCGCACAGAAAAACTTCGGGGGGGGGGCGTGTCTTTGCCAGGCCCGGTGACCGCGGCCATTCTGGAGCTCGAAGCGTACGAGCGGTCGCTCGAATCGGAGCTCGTGGCGACGACGACGGCGCTCGGCGCCTTGCGGCAGCTCGGCGGGTCGGTGCCGCGCCCCGGACTGGCACGACCAACGCGCGCCGCATCGCGCTGCCGCGGCAGCAGCCGGCGAAGGAGGCGCCCTGACATGGCGCCGTCGCCGTGCCGCTGTGCGGAAGTGTCGCCGTCCATGACGACTACGTTGCGAGTCGGTGAGCGCCGGCGCGACGCTGAGGACCTTGAGCTTGTGTGGAACGGCGCGATGAAGGTGCCGCTGACCGACGGACGCGGCATGGGCTCGTCGCTGGCGCCGGGCCCGGACTTCGCGGTGTTGAGGCTGTGAGATGAAGTGCCTGTCCGCGCGTCAGCGCCGGGCCGAGCGTCGCCGCGACGGCGATCGCGGCTTCGGCGGTGTCCAGACCGCGCCCTGCCCGATGTGTCGCTCGTTCCACACGCGCGCCTTCCTCAAGGACGGCGTCGTCCTCTCCCGCGGCTGCCTGACGTGCGGCCACGAGTGGGACCAGGCCGGCCAGGCTGGCGCGGAGGTCCCGCATGTTTGATCTGGGCCGGCTTCATCACGACCTGATGCTTGCGCGGCTGCTGAACGCGACGGCATGGGCGCGGGCGCTCCGTCGTACGGCGGATGGCGGTGCGCCCTGGCGGCTGATCTTCCGCGGCGGCCATGACGTTGAAGGTGGAGATCTCTGATGGCGCGCTGTCCGACGTGCTTCGCGGATCTCGACCGGAAGCTCGCGCCGTTTGAGGACCTGCATATTCGCACGAACTCGGCGACCGACGAGCGACATATCCGGCCCGGCGCCGGCACGGTCGGCGCCGACGTCGGCCCCGCGCGCCGCGCGCGCATGAATCGCATCCAGGCGGCGTCCGGTCTTTCGCTCTCCGATCAAATCTGCCGCGCGCTCGACGTCTGGTTCGCGTCGGCATCATCACAGCAGGAGGTGGGCCATGCACGCGCTCGTCGCGCTCGTTGACCGCCATCCGATCGTCGTCCTTCTTCTCGTCGCGCTCGTCATGGGCGGGACCGTCTGGCTGCTGGATTGGTGCGCCGGCAGGGCCGAGCGGGCCGACGACGCGGCTCGGAGTGAGCGCATCCGTCAGCGGCTGCGCGCGCAGGACCTGGTGCAGCGAGCGGCCGAGAACCACGAGCACGCGCACCGGGCCGTCGAGCGCTATCGCCGGGTGGCCGCTGGCGACGACCGGGCGGCGAGGCGCTGATGCTCGCGCGGCTCCGTTGTTTGGTATCCGGCGGCCACTTGCGCGTCACGCGCGCGCGACCGGGCCGGCTGCAGGAGGAATGCTTCGTATGTGGAACGACGTTCGGCCGCGGCTGGGATTTTCGCGATCGCGTCAAGCGATTGCGACGGCGCGCGCAGAAGCGCGCTCCGCTCCGTATCGCCTCGAGGAGGCGCGTCGCGTGACGGCCGTGGCCGCGGTCCTCGCGGCGCCGGCGCCGCCGGCCTCGAGCTCGCTGGCCGAGCGCTTGCGCGCGCTCGTGCTCACCTACTGCGGGTCGCAGGAGGTCGTGCTCGAGTGCGAGTTCCTGCCGGGCGGCCGGCTGCACGGCGTGGGCATCGCGTCGCCGCTCTGGTGCAGCCGGTGCGGGCATCCGCGCATCTGGCACGACGTCGCCGCCGCCGCGCGTATCGTCGCGCGCGACGAAGTGCCGCCTCTGCTGCGGGAGACCGTGTGAGCCGTCGTCTTCTGGAAAGGACATCTTGATGTATCAGGAAATCCCCATCGGCCAGGTGAAACCCTCGCCCTTGAACCCGCGCAAGCGGTTCGACCAGGTGAAGCTCGAGGAGCTCGCCGCGACCTTCGCACCGCCCGTCGGCATCATCGAGCCGCTCGTCGTCCGCACGAACGGCGAGGTGGGCACCTACGAGGTCGTCGCCGGCGAGCGCCGGCTCAAGGCCGCGCAGATCGCCAAGCTCGAAACCGTCCCCGTGCTCGTGCGCGAGCTCACTGACGCCCAGGTCCTCGAGATCATGGTCATCGAGAACGACCAGCGCGAGGACATCAACGCCCTCGAGGAAGGCGAGGGCTACGCCGCGCTGCTGAAGACCGGCTACGACCTTGACAAGCTCGCCGTGCGGCTCGGCCGCTCGAAGAAATACGTCTACGACCGGATGAAGCTGCGGGACCTCGTGCCCACGGCGAAGCAGCTGCTGCTCGAAGACCGGATGTCGCCCGGCCAGGCGATCGAGGTCGCGCGGCTCACGCCGGAGCACCAGGCGCGTGCGCTGGACCCCCACCACGGCGGGATCTTCCAGCACGAGACGACGGGCGGCGAGGAGTTGGACGACGAGAAGGATCCGTATGCCGGCCTGAAGGCGCGGACCGTCCGGGAGACCCGCTATTGGATCGCGAATCACGTCCGGCTTGACCTGGCGGATGCCGTGGCGGCCGCGCCGCTCGAGTTCGGCGAGACGGCCGCGGCGGCGCAGGCGGCCGCGGCGAAACCGGGCCGCGGGAAGAAGATTATCCCGATCACGTTCGACTACGTCGCGCCGGCGGCCACGCGTGCGGACGAGCGCACTTACGGATCCTCGACCTGGGCGTTCGCCGACGGCAAGGCCCATCGCGAGGGCTGGAAGACCGCGGTCGGCGCGCGCTGCGAGCATGCCGTTCTGGGTGTCGTCGTCGCCGGCGACGAGGAGTACGGCAAGGCCTTCGAGGTCTGCATCGCGCGCGACCGCTGCCAGGTGCATTGGAAGAAGGAGATCGCGGAACGCGAGCGGAACGCTAAGCTCCGCGCGTCCGGCCAGGCGAAGAAGGCGGAGCGGCGTGAAGCGAACGGTTACGCCGCGCGGCAGGAGCGATGGAAGAGGGAACAAGTAGAGCGCGAGCGCCGCGTGACCGCGTGGGAGAAGATCCGTCCCCGCGCGCTCGATGCCGCGGCGGTGACGTTGAAGAAGGCGGGCGCGAACGGCCGCGTCATCGAGACACTGATGTCGAGCGTGCGCATCTACGACAAGACAGACCGCGAGCTCGTGGTGAAGCACTTTGGAAAAGTGACCGCTCAGAACGTCGCGGTTGCATTGCTGTTCGCACACATCGTCGACGACAACTCGCGCGCCTTTGATGAGTTCCAGAAGGTCGCGAAGACCTTTGATGTCGACGTGAAGGCGCTCGAGGCTGAATACCGTGCGGCCCTGGTGCCGCCGGCGGCGGCCCCGAAGAAGGCGGCCGCGCCGGCCGTGAAAAAGAAGGCGAAGGCCGTGCAGACGTCTGCACGGAAGAAGAAGCGGTAAGTCGTCATGCCGCGGCAACAGTCGATGTTCCCGCGCTCGATCGAGGTCTACGCGGACACGCGTGGACGCTCGACGTGTCGCTACTGCCAGGCGCCGCTTACCTGGGCGGAGGTCGTCGGCGCGAATCGGCGGGTGCCCTTCGACGGTGAGCCCGTCGCGCTCCGTACGCGCCACGACGCCGCCCGGCGGTTGATCGAGGAAATCGACCACGACGATCGCCATGACTGCGAGCGCCGGCCATGACGACCATCGAATGGACCGACGCGTCATGGAACCCCGTGACTGGCTGCACCAAGGTCTCGCCAGGCTGTGCGCACTGCTACGCCGAGAGAGTCGCGGACCGGTTGTGGGCGAAGCAGTATCCGGTTGTTGAGATTGAAACTAGTGGACCGGCCGGAACAGAGACCCGCGCGCGCCTGTTCGCTGACGTCCGTTGTCACGAGGATCGTCTCGACTCACCTCTCCACTGGAAGAAGCCGCGCATGGTCTTCGTCAACTCCATGTCGGATCTCTTCCACGAGGACGTACCGGACGAGTTCATTGACCGCGTGTTCGCGGTGATGGCGCTCTGTCCGCAACACGTTTTCCAGATCCTCACGAAGCGCGTGGGGCGAATGCGCGCGTATAAGGACCTGTTTACGGGCGTCGATGACCGAGTCGAGCAGGCCGCCGATTGGATACGCGAGCAGATCGGCGTGAACGCTCCGAAAGGCTACGAAGTCGATTCTAGGTTCCAGCGCGCTGCGGCGGCGCTGGCCGCATTTTCGTGGCCGCTCCCGAACGTCTGGCTCGGCGTAAGCGTGGAGAACCAGCACTTCGCCGACGAGCGGATTCCGCTGCTGCTCCAGACGCCTGCGGCGGTGCGATTCGTCTCAGCGGAGCCGCTATTAGGGGCGCTCAATATTGAGCCTTTCCTGTGGGATGAGGACGACCGTCACGACGCGTTGTGTGGCCTCGATTTGGTGATCGTCGGCGGCGAAAGCGGTCCGAAGGCGCGGCCGTTATGGGTGCCGTGGGTGCGGTCGATTAAGGATCAGTGTGAAGCGGCCGGCGTCAGTTGTTTTGTGAAGCAGCTCGGCGCCGACGTGCGCGACCGCAATGATGCAGGCTTCACCGGTGACTTCGACGGATCCGGAACGTGCTGGCCAGAACAGCACGAGATTGACGATCGCATCGAGTCTGACCTTGACGGCACCAGGGACGACTACCAGGGTGCGCCGGTTCGCATCCATCTCCGCGATCGCAAGGGCGGCGATCCATCCGAGTGGCCTGAAGACCTGCGCGTACGGCAGTTCCCTGGGGCTCGTGGATGACATTGACGATCATCGTCCGTTACTCGTGTGGGCTCTGTGGGCTGTATCGCGTCGAGTGCGTCTTGCCCGCCCGCGGCGAGGAGGACGTCCCGGTGTGGATGGACGCGACGGTCCGCCTCCTCTGTCTTGACCACTCGAAACGCAGCCCGAGGTGTCACGCGACGGAGTTGCGCGACATCATGGTGACGATCTCCGGCTTGGACCGCATAGGCTGGCCGGTGTTGCAATGAGCGCTGCTGCGGGTCCTTCTCCGTTCCTACGTCGCGCGTCGAAATACGGACGCGAGACTCGTCGGCGGCTGTGGAGTGTGGAGGATGAGCGGCGCTTGCGGGCGCTTTACCCGGACACGCTCACGGCCGCGCTCGCGGCGCGCCTACGTCGGTCGCTGGCGGCCACGTACCAGCGCGCGCGGCAGCTGCACGTGGCGAAGAGCGAGGCGTATCTCGCGAGCCCCGCGGCGTGCCGGCTGCGGCGCCGCGGCGACGAGCATCCCGGGAGAGCGACGCAGTTTCCGAAGGGCCACGTGCCGGCGAACAAGGGCCTACGGCGGCCGGGCTACGCGCCCGGGCGCATGGCGGAAACGCAGTTCAGGAAGGGGCAGCGATCTGGGAAGGCCGCCGAGCATCTCATGCCGATCGGCAGCACGCGGCTCATCGATGGGTATCGCTATCGGAAGGTGTCCGAGGTCCCGAACGTGCCGTACACCGTCAACTGGAAACTCGAGTCTGTGCTGATCTGGGAAGCAGCGCACGGGCCCGTGCCGCCCGGGCACGCCGTGGCCTTCTCGAACGGGGACAAGGGCGACGTGCGGCTGGAGAACCTCGAGCTCGTCAGCCGCCGTGAGCTGCTGCGGCGGAATTCCATTCACAGGCTGCCGCCGGCCCTGGTCGAGACGATCCAGGCGTTGGGCGCGCTGACCCGGCAGATTCACAGACGGGAGACCCCCCATGGCCGCGAAGAACAAGATCGGCGACCTGCGTGACCACCTGTTCGAAACACTCGAAGCGTTGAAGGACGCCGAGAACCCGATGGACGTCACCCGGGCGAAGGCAATCGCGGATGTCGCGCGCGTGCTCGTGGACTCCGCGAAGGTCGAGGTCGAGTTCCTAAAAACGACCGGCGCGCTCCGGAGCACGGATTTTCTGCCCACCGGTGACGTCATCGACGTGCCGGCGAAGATGCCGAAACGGATCGCGTGAGCGCGAGAGTAGATCTGATTATGGCCACAAGAGATGCTATTGCCGGTCGACAACGGACGGCGGTGTAGTAGATGCCTTGGGGCCGACTCGACGACCGGGCAAATGGGAATGCGAAGCTGCTGGCGCTTTCTGACTCCGCCTGGCGGATGTGGGGCTGTGGCTTGATCTACTGCCAGTTCAATCTGACGAACGGGTTCATCCTAAGCCACGCCATTCAGACGTTCGGGGTGAGGGCGAGGAATAAGGAGGCCATCGCGGAGGAGCTCTGCTCGGTGCTGGTGCCTGGTAAAGGGCCGTGCTGGGAGAAGACTGCCGGCGGCTACCAGGTGCACGACTACCTGGATTGGAATGAATCGAGGGAGCAAATCGAGAAGGACCGCGCCGTTGGGCGGGAGCGCCTTGAACGCTTTCGGAAACGCAAACAGAACGCCGTTTGTAACGCGTTACAACCACCGTTACAAACACCGCACGAAACGCATTTTGAACAGGTGTCCACGTCCACAACCACAGAGCGTTCTGAAAAACCAGAACGCTCACGACGCGCGCGCGTGTTTACTGGAAAGCGCCTTCGTGTGACCGAGGCGCAGCACGAGGTGGTTTTGGCTGAACTTGGTCCGGCTGCTGCGGGGCTGGAGTGGCCTGTGCTGTATGGGCAGTGGGACGCGAACTTGGTTGCCAGCGGGGAGGAAGTCGACTGCCTGGTCCATATCAAGGAGCGGGCTCACGCACTGATCAGGGCTCTGCGAATCGAGCGCCTGGCTACGGGACCGGGGTTTGACCCCGATAAGGAGGCGGCTCTTGCGGCCGAGCGCCTTCGGCAGGAAGAGCGGGAGGCGCGGGTATTAGAGCGTGCCGAGGCGATCTACCAAGCCCTCACGGACGAGGAGCGGGAGACGATGGCGGCTGATTGTCTCTCGATGCTGCGCCGACAATTTCCGCTTGGGCGGCTGGGACCTTCAGACGGTGCGCGCGCGGCCGTGAAATCTATTCGTGACGGCCTGCTCAATCACTCCCTCGAGCAGGAAGTCAGCGCTGTTCGCGCGCGTTTGCAAGTGGGGAGGACAGCATGAAGTCCAATGCTGTGGTCGACGAGACACCGGTCAGCGCGTTCATCCACGAGATGCGCGATGCTCTTGCTCGGCGTGTCGCGGCCGGCTCGCTGACTGAGAAGGCGCAGCTTGACCGCGAGATGCTGGAGATTATGTGCCGACACATGGGGCCTGATGCCCGTGACCCTCGCCGGCGTCGGGCCCGGCCTCATCCTGGCGGCCGAGCGTCCGGCGAGGTGGACCGTAAGCTCGCGGCCGCCGGGCCGGATGAGGACTGATGTCTGAGCGAGCGCAGCGAATCCTCGTGCCGTGCCCGGCGTGTGGCTTCGTGTCGCTGTTCGTCGACGCGGATGGCAGGGTGAGGTGCAGCATGCTCACGTGCCCTCGCCCGACGGACGCAACCGAGCTGCTCGAGGCGGCGCGGCTCGCGGCCTCGCGCGTGCTGCGCGAGTGTCCGCGCGTCACGCTGAACTGAACGCCGCGTCACGTGCGGAAGTCTGGATTGCACTGGCGAGTGGGGGTCGGCGGGTGGGTGGCTTAGGTTCTCCCGGCGCGTTCCGCAGGGCGGGTAAGCGGGCCGCGAAAAGCCGCTAGTTCCAGAATGAAACATGGGTCCGCACTCAGGGTCCGCATAAGGGGTCCGCAGGTGGAAGCAAGGTCCGCACTCGAATGACGAACAAGGCCCAAGACACCGCGTCGTTTCGCCAGCTCGCGCGCCTGATCGGTGTGAGCGAGAAGGCTGTCAGGAAGGCGAAAACGGCCGGTGTCTTCAGCCATCTCTCGGTCGGACGGGATGGCTCCGGGGCGCCTGTAGTGCTGGACCTGAGCATGGCCGTCATGGAGTGGGAGAAGAGCGGCCGGTCGCTCCGCGCTCCCCTGCCGCGGCGCTCGTCGTCGAGCTCGTCGGCGCCGGTGGCCGCGCCGACACCAGCGGCCGGCGCCGGCGGGCGCGACGACAGCGACGAGCCCAGCGTGACCCCGGGTGAAAGCGCGCAGCCTGACATGGTGCCCCTGGATGCGCCGCCTTCGCTCGTCAATGCGCAGATCGCCGCGATGAAGGAACGCGCGCGCAAGCTGCGGCTCGAAAACGACCAGCGTGAGGAACTGCTCATCGACGTGACCGAGGCCTCGCGCGAAGCGTTTGAATTCGCGCGGGTGCTTCGCGAGTCGATCTTCAACGTGCCGGCGCGCATCTCGGCGGAGCTCGCCGCGGAAAGTGACGCGTCGCGCGTGTTCGCCCGCCTCGACGCTGCGCTGCGTGAAGCTCTGGAATCGACCGCGGTGACGCTCGACGTGCCGCCGCTCGAGACGGCGACTGCTTGAAAGTTGAGGACGGTGAATGGCTGAGGAACTGATCAATGAGCTCACCGGCGAGGCGCAGACGCCGGCGGAATACATCACCAGCTTGCGCAGGCTCGAGCGGTCGGTGACGCGCCTGGACGACACGATCGCGGGGCTCGGCGCCGAGCTGAAGGCCGCGCGCCAGGCGCGCGAGAAGGCGGTGGCGTTGCTGCGTTCGGCGATCCGTGAGATTAAGGCGATGTCGCGCGCGTCGAAACGGCAGGCGGTGAAATCGTGAGCGCGAAAGTGCCTCGACCCTGTCCAATAGATCAACGGCGTCCAGATCCTCCTCCGGCGCCTCCCTTGAGACGAGGGCCTGTTTTTGGGTTCGTCACGGTGGGATGCGACGTGCAAAAGGACGGGTTTATCTACGAAGTGGTCGCCACACCGTCGGGCGATTTACTCGACGCGCTGCGCGAGCTCCAGGCGGCGAGCTGGTCGCGATCGTGGTCGCGCGTGCAGGCGGCGCGCGAACGGGTCCGCGAGCTCACAGGCTGGGTGATTGACGGTCCGTTGAAGGCGGAACTTTCGGCGGTTGAATTCGACGCCGCGGTGCGCGCGACTGTGGAGCGGGGCGCGGAATGAAAGCGCTCTCGCTCATCCAGCCGTGGGCGACGCTCGTCGCGATCGGCGTGAAGCGCGTCGAGACGCGGACCTGGGCGACACCGTATCGCGGGCCGCTCGCGATCCACGCGTCGAAGTGGCGCGACGTGGACGGGCACGCCGTCCGCGCTGACGTCGTGGAGTATCTGGAGCTCTCTCTCGAGGAGCCCTTCGCGACAGCGTTGACGCGCGCGGGAATCGAGCGCATCGGCGACCTGCCCTCTGGGGCTGTGGTGGCGACGGCGCGCCTCGTCGAAGTGTCGTCGACGTATGAAGCGTTGAGGCTGGATCGCGTCGACGCATACGAGCGCGAGTTCGGCAACTACCGGCCGGGCCGCTACGCCTGGTTCTTCGCCGACGTGCGGCCGCTTGCTCACCCTCTCCCGTATCGCGGCCAGCCTGGCCTATGGGATCTCCCTGACGCTGCGCTGGAGGTGCGCGCGTGACCTGTATCGTCGGCCTGGTCGAGGGGGGCGATGTCTGGGTCGCCGGTGACAGCGCAGGCGTTGCAGAGTGGGATCTGATGGTGCGCGCCGACGCGAAGGTGTTTCGGAACGGTCCGATGATTTTCGGCTTCACGTCGTCGTTTCGGATGGGGCAGCTGCTCCGGCATGCGCTCGTCGTTCCCGCGCATGACCCAGCGCTGACGGACGAAGGATATCTCGCGACCGTCTTCATTGACGCGGTAAGGGAGCTGCTGAAGTCCCGCGGCTTCGCTGAGAAGAAGAACCAGCAGGAAAGCGGCGGCACGTTCGTGCTCGGCTACAACGGCCGCGTCTACTCGGTTCACGACGACTATCAGGTCTGTGAATCGCGGGATGGTTTCCTGGCGGTCGGGTGCGGAAAACAGATCGCGCATGGTGCGCTCTACGCGCTCCGATCGAGTGGGCTCTCGGCGCCGCGCCGCTTGCAAGTTGCGCTCGAGGCCGCCGAGCGGTTTTCGGCTGGCGTCCGTGCGCCCTTTGTTGTTGAGTGCCTGCCCGCGCGGCCGCGTCCTGCGTTTCCACTGAACCGCGTGGTGCGTGATGGAGAGCTTCCTGTGCAGACGTCTGCAGAGAAGCCGGCGTAATGGCGACCGCGGCGCTGCAGATTCGCCAGGCGTACGTCGCGGGCATCCGGCCGGACACGCAGCTGACGGTGTCGGAGTGGGCCGACGCGCATCGCCGCCTCCCGAAGAAATCCAGCTCGGAGCCGGGCCCGTGGCGCACCGCCCGCACGCCGTATCTCCGCGAGATCATGGACAACTTCTCGATGACGTCGGAGATCGAGGAGACGGTCCTGATGAAAGCGGCGCAGGTTGCGGGGACCGAAGCGATCTTGAACTGTGTCGGCTACGTTATCGATCATAACCCTGGGCCGATGATCCTGGTGCGGCCGACGCTGGACGAAGCGAGGCGGTTCGTTCGCCAGCGTCTCGATCCGCTCATGACTGACACGCCGTCGCTCGCTGTGAAAGTCGCCGATGCGCGCGCGCGCGACAGCGGCAACACGATGTTCAGTAAGGAATTCCCTGCCGGCCAATTGATCGTGACCGGCGCGAATAGCGCGGTCGGCCTGCGCTCGATGCCCGCGCGGGATGCGTTTTTGGACGAGATCGATGGTTATCCTGGCGACGTCGACGAGGAAGGATCGCCGCTCGATCTCGTCGACGCGCGGCAACGCACGTTCGCGCGGCGCAAGACGTTCAAGGTCTCGACCCCGACGATCGAGGGGCGCTCGGCGATCGAAGCCGCGTATCAGTCCACGGATCAGCGGCGCTACTACGTGCCGTGTCCGTTCTGTGGCGAGATGCAGCCGCTCGAGTTTGCGCGGCTGGTCTGGACGAAGCTGCTGCTGCCGCCGAAGCAGGCCGTCTACGAATGCCGCGCGTGCGGCGAGATGATCCAGAACCACCAGAAGACGCAGATGCTCGCGGCCGGTGAGTGGCGCGCCGAGGCGCCAGGCGTTGGGGGCGATCGCAAGCGTGGCTATCACCTAAACGCGCTGTACGCGCCGGTCGGCTGGATGTCCTGGGGCGAGATCGCGTTGAAGTTCGTCCAGAGTTATCGGAACCCTGAGAAGTATCGCGTCTTCATCAACACGGTTCTCGGCGAGGTGTGGAACGCGAGTGGCGGTGAGGCGCCGGCGTGGGAGCCGCTGAAGAACCGCCGTGAGACGTACGCCATCGGCTCGGTGCCCGCTGGTGTGTTGTGGATCACGGCTGGTGTTGACGTGCAGAAGGACCGCGTTGTCTACGAGGTGGTCGGCTGGGGCCGGGGTAAGCGCTCATGGTCGATCGATTATGGTGAGATCCCTGGCGACACGGCGGACCTCGACAACGGGCCGTGGGGCCAGGTGGACGCACTGTTGGCGCGCAGCTATGCGCACGCCGGCGGCGTCGAGATGCCGATCCGGATGCTCGCGGTGGACTCCGGCTACAATACGCAGACCGTCTATAACTGGGCGCGGCGGTATCCGATGAACCGGGTGATTGCGGTGAAGGGCCGTGATGACGGCGGCGCGCTGATCGGGACGCCGCAGCCGGTTGAAGTGACCGACCGCGGACGCAGGATGAAGCGTGGATACCGCGTGTGGCCGGTGACCGGCTCGATTGCGAAGTCGGAGCTCTATGGGTTCCTCCACCTCGAGATCCTGCCTGAGAAGGGCGAGCCCGCCGGCTATTGTCACTTCCCCGAATACGGTGACGAGTACTTCAGACAGTTGACCGCGGAGCAGCTTGTGCCGCACAAGACGCGTAAGGGATTCGTCCGGCTGACGTGGGAGCTGATTCCCGGACGGCAGAACCACGTGCTGGACGCCCGCGTGTACGCCCGGGCGGCCGCGGCGCTCGCGGGACTCGACCGGTCGAATGAATCCGATTGGAAGGCGCGCGAGAAGATGCTCGGCATCGTCGTCTCTGCCGCGGCTCTTAACGTCGCGTTACCGGCGCCCGTTGCGGTGGGTGCACCGGCGCGCGCGGAACAGGTGGGCCCGGCGCCGACGAACACGAAACGCCGCTGGCTGGCGCCTCGAGGCGGCGCCTGGCTGAAAGGCAACCGGCCCCACTGATGGCTGAACCTGACGTGGTGCTCCGCCGCCGTGACCCGGCTGTTGCTCGACGCCGGCGGCTGAACGCGGATGAGTGCGAGAAGTGCGGTGGCGATTCCCGTGTGATTCGCGTCCGGCGGCCGCGCGGCAAGATCGTGCGCCGCCGGCAATGCCTCGACTGCCGCCACCGCTGGAATACCAGTGAGTTTCTGGAATGACACGCTATATGTAGCGCGCTAGATGTAGCGCTCTACGAACTCTGCGGCGCGGGTATCGTGACTGTAGTTCTGGCAGACCTGAATCCCGCGCATGGCCTACACGCAAGCCGACCTTGATGCGCTCGACGCGGAGATCAACACGATCCGCGCGGTCAAGGCCCATTCCTTCGCCGACCAGTCCACCACCTTCCGGGACCTCGAGGAGCTCTACAAGGAGCGCGAGCGGATCGCGCGCTCGATCGCCGGCGGCTCGCGCACGCGTTACGTCGCCACCAGTAAGGGGCTCGGCTCGTGACGCCGCGGCCGTGGCTCGACCGCGTCGCCGGCGCGATCTCGCCGCACTGGCAGCTGCGCCGCGTGCGGGCGCGGGTCGCGGTCGAGATGCTGCAGCGCACGTACGACGCCGCGACGATCGGCCGGCGGACGCAGACCTGGCGGCGCAACAGCTCGGACGCGAACGCGGTCATCGGGCCGACCCTGAGTAAGCTGCGCGACCTCGCGCGCGACCTCGTCCGGAACAATCCCTACGCGGCGTCGGTCGTCTTGACGATCCTCGACCAGGCGGTGGGCTGGGGAATCGTCGCGGCGCAGAAGCATCCACAGTTCGAGGCGTGGTCGAACAGCACCGCGTGTGACGCGGATGGCCGATGTGACCTCGCCGGCTTGACGAAACTGGTGATGCGGACTGTCGTCGAGTCCGGGGAGGTGATTGTGAGGCGCCGCTGGCGCCTGCTTACCGACGGGCTGCCGCTGCCCTTCCAGCTTCAGGTGCTCGAGCCGGACTTCCTCGACACATACAAGGATTCCGCGACGCTGCCGAACGGCGGGCGCATCGTCCAGGGGGTCGAGTTCGACGCGCTCGGCCGGCGCGTCGCGTATTGGCTGTATCGCGAACACCCGGGTTCGACGCTGCGGCCGGGCGGGACGCTGTTTGGAAACTCGAGCCGCGTGCCCGCGGAGGACATCGCGCACGTCTTCCGCGGTGACCGCCCCGGACAGGTGCGGGGCCCGTCGTGGTTTGCGCCGCTGCTGCTCACATACAAGGACTTCGACGAGCTGAGCGACGCGACCTTGATGAAGCAGAAGGTCGCCGCGTGCCTTGCGGTGGTGACGAGCGACTCGGACGGCACCTCCAGCCCGCTCGGCACCGAAGATCCAGATGACGAGGAAGTCGATCTTCTCTCGCCGGGTGCGGTGCTGAATATTCCGCCTGGCCGGACGGTCGATGTCGTCCAGCCGCCGAACGTTCGGGAATACCCGGATTACGTTCAGACTGTGTTGCGGTCGCTCGCGACGGGAATCGGCGTGACGTATGAGGATTTCACCGGCGACTACACGGATCTCCCGTTCTCGGCCGCTCGGATGTCACGACTGCGCCAGCAGGCACGCGTCGACGACTGGCGCTATCGGATGCTGATTCCGCAGTTCCTCAATCGAGTGTGGGAATGGGGGATGCAGGGTGCGGCCATCATCGGCGTGCCGGGGCCCGCGACGACGGAGTGGACACCGCCGCCGATGCCGTTCATCGACCCGTCCGCCGAAGGCCTCGCCGTCCAGCGCAACATCCGCACGGGTATCCAGACGCTCTCCGACGCGATCCGTGAGCGCGGCTACGTGCCGAAGGCCTTCTTCGACGAGATGGAGGCGGACTACAAGGACCTCGATCGGCGCCAGCTGGTACTCGACAGCGATCCGCGGAAGATGACGCAGGCCGGCCAGATGCAGGCGGCGATTTCGCCGGATGGCACGCTCGGCGGCCAGGCGTTCCGAGGCGACCTGGACCGGTTTGCAGACTTCCTCGCCCGCCTGCCGGAGGAGCAGGGGCTGCGCGTGTTCCAGGCGATGTTTGGTGACACGAAATGATCGAGCGTGACCATCGCGCGGTGTTCACCGAGCAGCTCCGGCATCGGCGGCGCGGCCGGCCGCGCAGCGCCACACCGAAGATCACCACGAGCGTCAAACTACCGGAGGATGTGTATGACGCGTTCTGCAGGCGCGCGCTCGTGGAACGCCAGTCCGTGCATGCCCTCCTCAATGAAGCGATCGCGTCTTACGTGGCCGCGCATCGTCTCGCCTGAATTTCGGTAGTCATAAAAATACAGATTCGCTAGATGTCTGCGATGCTGCGTCTGTCATGGATCCGCACACGATTGACGTTGCGCCCTTGGATCTCCGCGCCGACGTCGGCACCATTCACGAAGACAGCCGTTCCGTCGACCTGATTTTCAGCACCGGCGCTGACGTGGTGCGCTTCGACTGGATGACCGGGAAGCGGTACATCGAGCGGCTGTCAATGGACCCGAAAAGCATCCGTCTCGCGCGCCTGAACGGCGGCGCGCCGCTGCTGAACGCGCACAGCGCGTACTCGATCGCCGACCAGATTGGCATTGTGGAACCCGGCAGCGCCTCGCTGAATGGGAAGGATGCGCGCGCGACGGTGCGCTTTTCGAAGCGGGCCGACGTCGAGCCGTTCTACCAGGACGTGCGCGACAAGATCATCCGCAATGTCAGCGTCGGCTATCGCGTGCATCGTTTCGAGGAGACCCAAGGGAAGGCCGAGATGCCCGTTCGGACGGCGACCGACTGGGAGCCGTACGAGATCAGCATGGTCCCGATGGGTGCGGATACCGGGGCGCGCGTCCGGAGCTCGCGCGAGGTCCCCACGAATCCGTGCGTGATTGTCACGCGCGGCGCCGACGCGTCCGCCATGGCGGACGCCGATCGGATTCGCCGATTCCGGCTGGCGCGAGCCCGCGGCTAACGAGGAGAAGGTAAAGACATGCAGACGCACACTCTCATGCCGTTCCTGGTGGCGATGTTCGTCGCAGTCGCGGCCATGCCGACCAGCGTGTTCCAGGTTTGCGCCTGGGGTCACGGCACACTGAAGATCGACGCCTGGCGCATCAAGACCGCCGCGGCCTTCCGCGCCGCCGCGCAGACGATTCGCTCCTGGTTCTCCTCGCTGTGGAGTCCGCAGCTCGCGCTCGCCAGCCTGGCGGTGCTGCTCGCCATCGTCTGGCTGCACGGCGGCGTGCACCAGGACGGCCTGCTGCTGGCAATCCCGATTCCGGCCGCGATCGCGGCGATGCCGGCGACCGAGCTGACCGCCCGGCGCGCGACGCTATTGCGCGAAGCGGATGCGCTGCGCGCGGCGGATGGGAGCTTCGCCACCGACCAGGCCCGAACGGATTTCGACACGCGCATGACCGAGGTGGACGCGATCGACGCGCAGCTCCGCGCGCTCGCGGCCAACCCGCAGCCACCGCAGCCGGCCGGCGCCGATGTCGCCGCGGCGCGGACGGTCGCGATCGCCGAGGAGCGGACCCGCGTGGTCGGCATCCAGACGACGGTCCGTGCTGCCAAGCTCGCCGCGTCGGTCGCCGACGACATGATCGGCCGCGGGATCAGCCTGGAGACGGCGCGCGCCGAGGTCCTGGCGACACTCAGTGCGGCGCAGGGGGACACGCCCACGCGGCAGCACGTCGTGGTGGTGCCGGCCGGCGACGCGACGGACAAGTTCATGCGCGGCGCCGCGAACTGGCTCTTGATCAAGTCCGGGCACGCGGAGCTCGTGGCGCGGCGCGAGAACCCCGCGGCGCCGAATCTCGCGGCGATCGACCCGGGCGAGTTCCGCGGCCTGACGCTCGTCGAGCTCGCGCGCGAAACGCTGGAGCGCGCCGGCCGCCACGTGCGCGGCCTGGACAAAATGCGGATGGTGTCGGAAGCCTTCACCGTGCGCGGCACCGTGACGCAGACGACGTCCGATTTTGCGGTCCTGCTTGAAAACGTCATGCACAAGGTCCTGCTCGCGGCGTACGCCGTGCAGCCGGACACCTGGCGGCGGTTCTGTGCGCAGGGCACCGTGTCGGATTTCCGCGCGCACAACCGCTACCGGATGGGGACCTTCGGAACGCTGGACGCAATCAACGAGGCCGGCGAGTTCAAGTCGAAGGGGATCACCGACGCGGAGAAGGCGACGATCACCGCCTCGACGAAGGGCAACATCATCAACATCAGTCGTCAGGCCATCGTCAACGACGACATGAACGCGTTCGCGCGGCTCCTGGCGATGCTGGGCCGCGCCGCGGGTCTCTCGGTGGAGGTGGACGTCTACGCGCTGCTCGCGCAGAACGCGGGCCTCGGGCCGACGATGGACGACAACGTGGTGCTGTTCGACGCGGCGCACAGCAACGTGGGCGCCGGCGCGGCGATTTCCGCGGCGTCGCTGGACGCCGACGCGGCCGTGATGGCGGCGCAGACCGACAAGGACGGCAACGAAATCCTGAACATCGAACCGGCCGTCCTCCTGGTGCCACGCGGCCTGAAGGGGCAGGCGATTGTCATCAACGAATCGCAGTTCGACCCGGACACCGTCGCGAACAAGGCGCAGAACAAGCCGAACGTCGTGCGCGGGTTCGTGCGGGACATCATCGGCACGGCGCGCCTGGCGGCCGGCACGACGCGCCGGTATCTCTTCGCGGATCCGAGTGTCTACCCGGTGCTCGAGGTGGCCTTCCTCGAGGGCGCGACCGAGCCGGTGCTCGAGACGCGCGATGGGTGGAACACCGACGGCGCCGAGATGAAGGTGCGCTTCGACTACGGCGTGGCGGCGGTGGACTACCGCGGCGCTGTGACCAACGCCGGCGTGTAAGGGACCCTTCCTCTTTTTTGGGGCTCTCGGTTGAGGCCGGGAGCCCCGCTCGCTCGTTCACCAGGAGACGGCCACGGCGGGCCATAACGCCGCGAGGACAACACACATGGCAACGAACTACGTGCAGAAGGGCAGGGTCCTGACGCTCACCGCGCCGTATCAGCGCGACAGCGGCAAGGGGGCGCTCGTGGGGTCGCTCTTTGGCGTGGCGCTCCAGACCGTCGCGAACGGCGTCGCAGGCGAGTTCCAGGTCGAGGGCGTCTGGACGCTCGACAAGACGTCGGCGCAGGCCTGGACCGGCGGCCAGGAGATCTACTGGGACAACGGCAACAAGCGCTGCGACAGCGACTCGACCGTCGGCCAGTTGATTGGCGTCGCGACGGCGGTGGCGGCGAACCCGTCGAGCACCGGCAACGTGCGGCTGAACGGCACCGCGCCGGCGACCGCCGAAGGCGCGCAGGCGGCCGAAGCGGACCTTGTGAACAACAGCGGCGGTGCGGCGGCCGACGGCACCATCGGGGTCGTCACGGCGCCGACGGCGATCGGCGCCACGCTCACCGACAACAGCGGCGACTCGGGGACGCACGACGACACGATCGCGGATGGCCTGACGGCGGCGGCGCCGGCGGCGATCACGAACTACGCGGCCGTCGTCAACATGACCGACCCGGTCGCGAAAGCGGAAGGCGAGGCGGTCTCGGCGGCGCTGGCGACCCTCGAGAACGAGGTCACGGCCCTGCAGGTGACCGTCGCGGCCTGCGTCACCGATCTCACCGTGCAGAACCAGAACGACAGCGACCTGGCGCAGAAGGTGATCGAGCTCGTCACCGCACAGGCCGCGGACCGCGCGGCGATCGTCGCCTTGACGGACGCCGTCACCGAGCTGAGCATGAAGATCAACGCGGCACTGGCGAAGCTGCGGCTCGCCGGCATCCTCACCGCGTAACGCGCGGCGAGCGAGCCTGACACATGGACATCGCCGCCATCCGTGGCCTCGCGCTCCAGGTGAGCCGGGACCTCTACGGCGTGGCGGCGACCATCACCCCACCGGGTGATGAGGCGATTGCGGCGACGGGCGTCTGGCTTCCCCCACTGGTGGACGAGATGCCCGTCGGCCGCGATTTTCAGCGGCGCGAGCCGCGCCGCGTCATGGCGCTGTTCATCTGCCAGGTCGGCGACTCCCTGCCGCGCGGCACGACCGTCGTCGCCGCCGAATACGGCGCGTCGGTCGCCAGGGCCTGGAAGGTGGACCGCCTGGCGGAGCCGCAGAACCCTGAACAGATTCGCGTGATTCTCATCCCGGCCTGACATGGCAACCGACTTCACGATCGAATTCCACGCGGACGACGCCCTCGAGGCGTTGAAGAAGTTTCCCGGGCGCACGGCGCGGGCGACCTCGCGCGCCTTGAATCGGTCGCTGACGACCGGGCAGGCGGTGCTGGCCCGCCTCATCGCCGCGGACATGGGGATGAAGGTGGTGCGGGTGAAACGCGCGATTCTGGAGCGCAAGTCCACGGCTACGACGCTCGAGGTGCGGCTGGCCGCGAGCCTGCACCGGCTGCCGATCGCGGAGCTCGACGCGCGCCAGACGCGCGCGGGCGTCAGCTACAAGGACGGCGCCGGCCGGAAGACGATTCCGGGCGCCTTCCTCGCGACCGTGCGGGGCCCGTTGCCGTCTGGCGTCGAGTCCGGCGGCCACAAGGGGGTCTTCCGGCGGTCCGTCGACGCTGGAGGGGGCACGCGCCGCGGGCCGGCGCCCAACCGGTCGCAGCTGCCGATCAAGCAGCTCTTCGGCGCCTCGATCGGGCATGTCTTCCTGAAGCACAAGGCCGCTGGCGTCACGGCAATGCGTGAGGCGTTCGACACGAACCTCGCGCACGAGCTTGAGTTCTACGCGCGCGACCCGTTCGGGGGGTACTACGGTGCCTGAGCCGGTGGAATACCGCGTCGTGACGCACCTGCAGACCGCGCTGCGCGCGATCGCCGTGGCGGGCGGCTACTTCTACGACGTCGCGGCGTTGGCCGTGAAGCTCGACGCGAACAGCACGGTTGAAGATCTGGTGGGGGACTCTCGGCTGCGGCCGTTCTACATCCTCGAGGTGGGGACCAGCGCCTTCGGGTATCAGCCGGCGCACCGCGTGAACGTCGTGATGCCGATCCAGATCCACGCCGTGCACGAGTCCGACGTCACCGCCGACGAGGACTGGATCAAGGTGTTCTTCCGGCTCTGCGCCGACATCGAACGGGCGATCGCGGTGGACATCACGCGCGGCGGCCTGGCGACCGACACGCGCGTCCAGACGCGCGAGTTCCGGACGTACGAGGGCGCCCAGGTGTGGGCCACCGTGAAGGCGGAAGTGCGCGTCCCGCGCGTCTACGGCGCGCCCAACGGATAGCGAAGGGGAGACGAGATGGCCAAGCTGGTTTGCATCGCAAGCGGCCTCACCGTGTCGGGGATCGACCTCGCGCGGACCTTCGCTGTCGGCGACGAGCTCGACCCGGACGTCGTCGTCGCCACGCGCGCCGGCGGGACCGTCGTGACCTGGCGCGACGCGCTGGGCCGCTATCTCGAGAGCCACTTCGCGCCCGTGCAGACGTCTGCACAGGCGGACCCGAAACCGCGGCGGCCGCGCGCGATCGCGGCGCCGGGCGCCGACACGCCGGCCGAGTAGATCGCAGGGGAGCACATCATGCCGATACCCGTCTATCAGCTGGGGCGCGTGGGCCGCGTCTATGTGGCCGCCGAGGGGGCCGCGACGTACGGCACGGCGCCGGGTTTCGCCGCGACCGATGCGGTCCGGCACCTGAACGTCGCGCTCAACCGGAAGCTCCGCAACCGCGTGAACGCCCCGACTCGCCACACGCATCCCGACCAGGTCTACCGCCGCACCCGCCGCGGCACCGCGAGCTGGTCGCTCTCGGGTGAGTTCTTTCCGTCCGGTGTGCTCAACACGCTCCCGGATCACACCGACATCCTCGAGCACGGCATCGGCGCGAAGACGAACGTCGTGCTCGCGACGACGATCGCGGTCGGCGGCGCCGGGACCACGACCGCCGACACCCTGACGTCGGCCGCCGGCCTGGCGATCGGCGACGCGCTGCTCTTCTCGCATCAGGACGGCAACAAGTACGTGCGCTTCCTGACGGCCGTGAACACGGGCACGGGCGTGTGCACGTGGGCGCCGGCCCTGCCGTCGGCCCTCACGGACGGCCAGGCCGTCAAGGGCACCCTCACCTACAAGCCGGCGACGGCGCTCGCGAAGTCGCTCAACATCGGCCACTACCTGACGTCGCTCAGCTACCAGGGCTACGGCGCCGTGGTGGACGAGCTGAAGGTCAGCTGCGATGCGAACAATGAGGTGATGTGGGAAGCCTCTGGCCCGATGCAGAAGCGCACCCGCAACGCCGACACGGCCGACCCCGCCACGTTCACCGTCGTCGGCACCACGCCGCCGTCGGGCCTGACGGGCGGCCTCATGTTCAACGCCACCGTCGAGGACTACATCAAGGCGGAGTTCGCGGTGAAGAACGCGATGGAGCTCGACAACTTCGCGGCCGGGACCTCGCTGGCGCGCGCGTACTATCGCAAGGGCAAGCGCGCCATCTCGGTCGGGCTCGACACGATGGTGAGCGACGACGTCACCATCATCGACGTCGCGGAGGCGAACAGCGACGCAACCGTGCTCGTGCAATCGGGCGACACTGAAGGCTCGATCATCGCGATCTATTGTCCGGTCGTCGAGTTTGAGGAGCCGGACGACTCGAACGCGGAGGAAGAACTCGACTGGAAGTACAAGGGCCTCGCCAAGTCCACCATCGCCGGCAACGATGGCTTCTACTTGGCGGTCGCCTGACCTGTGACGATCGACTATCGACTGACGACTCTCTACCCGGCAGATACGCTGAGCGCGCCGATCACGTGAGGCCCGCCTCCCTGCGGCCAGACCACGGGATCTCCAATCCGCGCCCGGCACACGACAGCTCGTCGACTTGTTTTCGCGGCGCCTGGCGCCGCCAAGGAGCTTCGTGATGTCTGACCCGAAAATCCGCACGCAATCCACCTTCCCGACGACGCTGTCGATCGATGGCGTCGAGATCGCCGTGCGCGTGAAGCGCATGACGAATGTCGAGTTCGACGCCTTCCAGTCCGGGATGGACCGATACGGTGACCCGCGGGGACCACAGCGGCCGGACGAGACGCTGGAGGCGCGCCAAGCGCGCGTCATGGAGGCCGATGCGTGGATCCGCCAAGTGCTCGATGCGTATCTCGCGATCGTGCCAGGCGAGCTCGAGCACGACGGCCGCGAGATCACCCGCGGGGACGATCTGCTCGACATCTACGGCGGCCGCGTGGACGTGCTCGGCCAGGCGCTGATGATCGTCGGCGCCGAGAACCGCCTGACGGTCGAGCAAAAAAAAACCTACAAATCGGAGCTCGCTTCGTTTCTTGGCTTCGCGAGCGAGCCCCCGCCGGCGGCTCCTGGCGACGCACCGAAACCGATTGCGGCCGCTGCCGTGCCGAGCAGCTCTGCGCCGGCCGCGGCTGCGACGGCGTCAGCAAGCCCCGGCGCATCGTCTGGCACGACGGATCCGTCGTCCTCCGAACCTGTCCCGTTCGATCGCTCACGCCTGACGTCGAGAGCGTCCTCAGATGGTTCGAGTGGACCCATCAGCTCGTGATCGTGCCGATGGTGGGACCGCGATTCGAGCGTGTGGGATGGCCGGCGATCGGCGGCGCCGGCGAGCAGGACGCCTGGTTGACCGCGGCGATCGAGTGCGTCCGGGATGTGCGGAACGCGGTGCTGTATGAGTCGGTGGCGCGTGCGAGACGGCAACAGGCAAGTGGTGGCGGGGATGACTGACCGTGGCTGACGCCGTAGAGATCATCGTTCGGGCCCGCGCGCTGACGCAGGAAGCGACTGCGCAGGCGGCGGCCGATCTGAAGAAGGTCGGCGCCGCGGCGAGCGAGGTGTCTGGGCACGTGCACGGCGTCGGTGAGGCGCTGTCGAAGGCTGACGAGTTCGTCAAGATCTTCAGCGGCGATGCGACGAAAGGCATGCACGGGCTCGGCGCCGGCGTCAAGGAGCAGGCGGCCGCGATGGCGGAGGCCGTCGAGCGGATGGGCGGCGCGAGCAAGCTCGTGCAGTCCGATCAGCTCAAGGTCAACAAGACACTCACCGAGGCGATCGCGCACTACCGCCTCATGGGCGAGCAGGCGCCGGCCGCGATGGTGGCGTTGGCCGACGCGACGCGCCCCGTCAATGCCGCGCTGTCCAAGGCCGACGAGTTCGTCAAGATCTTCACCGGCGACGCGACTAAGGGCATGCACGGACTCGGCGCCGGCGTCAAGGAGACCGCCGCGGCGATGACCGAGGCCGTGACGCGCATGGGCGGCGCGTCGAAGCTCACGGCGACCGACCAGGCTGTCGTCAATAAGACCCTCACGGACGCGATCGCGCATTACCGCCTCATGGGCGAGCAGGCGCCGCCGGCGATGGCGAAGCTCGTGGACGCGACGCGCCGCGCGCACCCGCCGACGAGCGACCTGTTCGGTGCCCTGTCGAAAGTGAATGGTCTGCTCGGCGCGTTCGGTATAGCGCTGTCCATCGGGTCCATTGTGGCGTTCGGCCGGTCCGTGCTGGATGTCGCTGACGCGATCGTGAAGATGTCGGACCAGACCGACTTCAGCATCACTGAGGTCCAACGACTGCAGTACATCGCGGGTCAATCCAGTTCGTCGGTTGAAAGCCTCGTCCATGCATCCCAGAACCTGACGCTGGCGCTCGGTGATGAGAACAGCGGCGCGGCTGGCGCGATGAGGCGGCTCCATATCAATACAGACACCTTTAATCGGCTCGGCAGCTACGACAAGATGGTGCTGCTCGCGGAGGGCATCCGCGAGATGAAAGACCCGACGGACCAGGCGGAGGTCGCCGCCGCGCTGTTTGGGCGGACGTGGAAGGAAATCCTTCCCGCGATCAAGTCCGGCATGAAAGAGGTCGGCGACCAGGCGCCGATCATGGCCACCGAAGCGGTGCGGGCGCTCGACCAGATCGGTGATGTGTGGTCACGCGCCGGGCAGAAGACGAAAGCGGCCGCCGGGAATCTGTATCTGGAACTCGTCGATCAGCTGTCTCGGCTGATGAATACCGGCGGTCTCACGAACACGCAGATTGCCGAATTGACCGGCGCCACGGGCGGCCTGAAAGAGGCCCTGGCGAACATCCCGAAGCCCGCAATCGCCGTCGGCGGAGCGTTGAAGGGGGTCACGCTCTCGGCCGCCGAGTTGAGCGCCGCGGAAGCCGACATCACAAAAAGAGGCAAAGAACTTGACGCGACGTTCCTGAAAAACCAGGCGTCCGCCGAGGCCTTCACGACAGCGCAGGATGTCCTTTTCGGCCGCGATTTAATCGCCCGCGCAAAGGAGTACGTCAGGGAACTCGGGCCGTTGTCGAACCTCTCGCTTGTGAGCGCCGAGAAACAAAAGGAACTCAATAAGGCGGCCGAGGACGCGATCGGTGTGTATGCGCGTCTGGGGAAAGTCGCCCCGCAAGCGATTCGTGATCTGTACCTGGCGACGTTTTCGGTCGCGAACCAAATCCCGCTGATTAAGAAGACCGCGCAAGCCTGGGTGGACGCGGCGGCCGCCGCGCAAGGCTTCGGCGAACAGCTCCCGCTCATCCATGACAAGGGCCGGGTCGTCGCCGACGCGATCCGCGGGATTGCCGTCTGGTCGGGGAAAATCCCCTTCGAGCTCGTGGGTACAGAGACGAAGGCGCTCACGGTGGACTTTGGGGCGCTGGCGCAGTCCCTCTCGCAGCTCTCGCAGATCTCTGGCGGGGCCTTCGGTGGCATCGCGCAACAGCTCTCGACGGTGGTGGGATCGATCAACGCGGCGCAGCAGAGCGTCGCGGCCTTCAAGACCGGGTTCGCGGCCGCGAAGTCCGGCGAGACGATGGCCGGGATCGCCGGTATGGCCACCGGCATCATGGGGATCGCGACGGCGGCGATTCAGGCCGGGAAAGCCATCTACGACATGTTCTTCGCGGCGAAGGGTCGCGCGGAAGTGAAGGATTTTGCCTCGTTGATGGGGGGCTTCGATGCGCTGCACGCCCAGCTCAATCAGCTCGGCGCGGAAGGGGAGAAGCTCTGGATCAACCTGACGCAAGGCGTCGGGCGGAACAATCCTGCGCAGGCCGCCGCGGCGATCAAGCTCATCACAGATGCGCTGGCCGGGTCGCCCGCTGGGATGGCCGCCGCGGCCGGCTACAAGACGCGGGAGGAGCTGCAGTCGATCGCCGAGAAGGCGAAGCAGGTCTACGACTTCATGCTCGGGAGCGGCAAGTACACGGCCACGGAGCTCGCCAAGGCGTTCCAGGATTACAAGAGCAAGAGCGTCGCGGCGATGGGCGAGCAGGAGGCCGCGCACCAGGCGTCGATCGACGCCATCACGGCGAAATACAAGGAGATGATGGAGAAGCTCGACTCCGAGTACGCGAGCCTCCAGCAGTCGGTCGCGCAGGAAGCCGAAGAGGCCGAGATGGGCGACGCCGAGACGCAGCAGCGCGCGCGCATGGAGCAGATCCGACTCGAAAAAGAACGGCTCGAGGCGCAGAAGAACGACGAGCTTGCCGCCGCAGAGGACCAGTACCAGACATGGGTCGAGGCTGGAAAGAAAACGGACGATGCGCTGGCGGCGATCTTCGCGAAGGGTTATCGCATCCCACTGCACTTCGACGTGGACGACGTCCCAGGCGGCGGTGGATCCCCCAGCCACGCCGCCGCCGCCTTCGTCGCGCGCGAGCCAGCCGGACCGGCGGCGTTTATACAGGGCGCCGCGCGCGGCGCGATGATGGGGAGCGGCGGTGGCGGCGGCGGCGGGCAGTGGGTCGCCCAGGTACACATGGACAGCGTGCGCGTCGGTGAGGTGCTCCTGCGCCGGCAGGGCGACATCCTGAATCGCTACCGGGTGAATCGCTGATGCTGTCGCTGGACATCGCCACCGTCGATCGCACCGGCGACATGTATCTCCCCGACAGCGGCGGATCGTTCCGGTACGCGCTCGCGACGCGGTCGCCCGGCGTGATCAACGTCCCGATCTATGACGTGGACGCTGGCTTGAGCCTCCCGGACCTTGGCGAGGCGTTGGCGGTCACGGACGATACGACCGGGGAGACGTTTGGCGGCCGGATCATCGACATCCGCGACACCGGGTTTTCCGACCTTGACGTGGGCGACATCGTGGAGCTCGTGGTTGAGGACCCGAACGCGCTGCCGGCGCAGGTGCTCGTCCCTGCGACGACGTACGCGACGGGCCAGACGGTCAAGCAGATCTTCCAGGCGCTCATCACCTCCACGCTGGGGGCGTGCAGTATTACCCTCGACCCGGCGCAGGCGGACGGCCCGGCCCTGACGTCCGACCTGGTTGTGGCGGACGTCTACGCGGTGGACGTGCTGAATCGGGTCCAGACGCTCACGGGCTGGGTCTGGCGGATCGATTCGGCGCTACAGCTGCGCGCGATTGAGCCAGGATCCGTCAGTTCGGGGTTGGTGCTGGACGATGCCTCAGAGGCCGTCCTCGGCAAGGTCTCGCGCGGCAACTCGAGAGCTAAGGGGTATGCAAATACGATCGCACTGATTTGCGGGCCGAGCGGGCCGGCCGTGGTGACGCAACAGTGGATCACGGATGGCATCGCGACGTCGTGGGAGGTGGATATCCAGGCAGTCCTCGGGGGTTGGACGCAGGGCTATGTGCGAGAGCATAGCGCTCCGGATGTCGACCGCACGCTCGGGAGCCCCGGCGACAGCGCCTACTACAACTGGGACGATACCGACGGCCGCGGCACGGTGTCGCTCGGGACGGGAGTGCTGCCGCCGGCCGGCACCGTGATTGAGCTGGTCTACACGGCGTCACTTCCCTTCCGGATTGATCTGGCGGATGCCCCGGCGGTCGCCGCCGATGGCCATCCGATCGCGGCGCTCGTGCGCGACGAAAAAATCACGTTATATGCGGCCGCGACCGCGGCGATCGCGGCGTTGTTGCGGGTCGCGCTCGCGGCCCCGGCGACGATTGCCATGATCACACATCGCGTCGGCATGGCCTACCCGGGCGAAACGGTCGTGCTCGGCTTCGCCGCCCGCGCCTTATCCGGCACACACATGGTCGTCTCCGTGCAGGTCACCGACGACGTCGATGGCGAGCTCGTGTTCACGCACACCGTCGTCTCTGGCGATGAGCAGCCCGAGACGTGGCTCGATGTATTTCGCGACGGGACGTCAGGGGTGGGCGGCGCTGGTGGTGTGGTGAGCGGCGGCGGTGCTGTCGCAGCACCGTCGAGCCTCGTGTTGTATGTCTCCCTGGGGGGATCGCGGATCGCGAGCGTGCCGATGGGGGCGGTGCCCGCGTACACGCCGGTCGTGGATTGGCGGGAGTTCGTCGCGCGCGTGTCCTTTACCGGATGGGTGCGCGTGCAGCTGTGGGCGCGGACGGTTGACGTCGCTGTCACCGCGCGATTCTACAACATGACCCAGTCAGCTTCGGTGGGCGCGTCCGACCCGATCACGGCGACGACCCCCACCGAAGCGCCGCCGTTCAGCGCGCCGATCGTGGCGGGTGATCGCTATCGACTCGAGATCATCACCGATACCGCTGATGAGAGCGGGTACGGCATCGGCGACCTGGAGGCCTGATACATGGCGACGCAATCGCTGTCATCGACTTACACGAACGCGACCGATGCGTATTTTCGCGCGTGGGGGTCGAACGTTGGTGTGGCACTCGCAGCTCTCGGCTGGGTGAAGACAGCAGACGCTGGTCAGATCGATTGGGCGACGGTGCTGAAGCCGGCGGCTGTGAGCACCTCGCAGGGCTATGAAATCTGGCGCATGGATGATGCGCTGCAAGCGACCTCGCCAGTAGTCCTGAAGATCGAGTACGGGTCAGCGAGCGGTGGTGCCACGTTACCTGCGATCTGGGTGACGCTGGGCCAAGGGAGTGACGGGGCGGGGACGTTGACCGGGTATGTCACGACCCGCGTGACCCGTGGGATGACGGCGGCGAACGCGAGCACGTCCGCGAGTATCTTCTGCGGCTCGACCTCGCGCTTCACGGCGGTGATCGGATTCGGCATCGGCACCGCCGCCGGGACCATTGTGCTCTGCATCGAGCGCACGCGCGACGCGGCCGGCGCTGAAACCGCTGAGGGGTTCAGCTTCATCCTCGGCGGGGCCAGCCCGGCGAGCTGCGTGTTCCAGTTTGTGTCGACTGTGGCGGGCCTGGGGACCTTGTGCGCGGCGGTTAATGTAGGCATGCCTGAATCCGGGTCCGGCGCGAGCGGCACGGAGATCGCCGTCTATCCCATTTTCCCGAGCAAGGGCGTCTACCTTCACCCGCTGCTCTCGCTGCTCGGGTATTTCGTCGCGAACATCGGGTCGGGTAGCACGCCGACGTTTAGCTATTACGGCGAGAATCACACGTATGTGCCGCTCGATGTACGGGTAGCGGCGGGATGGCTGAACGGTACTCCCACGGGATCATCGTTGCTGATGTTGTTTGAATAATGCCTACCTACAGGATCTCGCCGCCCGAGACGTTCTGGCCGATGCTCACCGGCATCGCCGTCACGGTCTGCTTGTCGCCGGCGATCCTCCCGGGTTGGCCGTCGTCGCAAGCGGCATCGCTGCAGTGTCCCGTGCACATCGTCGGCCTCGAGCACGCGGTGCCCGGCCTGACGCCGGTCGGCGTGTTCCCGGACGCCTATCAGCCGCAGCAGCGCCTGGTGACCCTGCACGAGATTCCGACGGTGCTCTCAGTGTCGCCCAACCACGGACCGATTGTGGGCGGCACATTCGTCACGGTCCTCGGCGCGCATTTCGAATCCGCCGCCTCGGTCCGGTTCGGCGCGGCCGCCGCCGAGGCCATCGTTGTGAGCAGTCCCAGCACGCTGACTTGTCTCACGCCCGCGCATGCGCCCGGCCTGGTCTCTGTCTTCCTCTCCAACGATGGCGTACGCGAGAGCGAGCTGGTTGATGCGTTCACGTTTGAGCCGCCGCTCTTTGCTGGTGGACCGGGATCGTTGCCCACTCCGGGCGTCTCTGCGCCGTCGCGGGCGCTAGGGTCGGCGCGGGCGTCGTCCGCGTCCGTGATGCCCCCACCAAGCCGCGGCCGGCCGGCCCGCGGCGCGGGCGGGGCGCCTGGCCTCTCGCGGCCGGGACGCGGCGCTGGTCAGCCCTCTATTGTCGTCGAGTTCTACATCGACGGGGACAAGGTGAGTTGAACATGACGCGCTGCTTCGCGCCCTTGCTTCTATTCGCGCTCGCTCTCCCCGCCCACGCGCAGGAGCTTGACGCGTCGAAGCTCTATCTCTGGTCGGGCGGCGTCCCGCGCTGCGTCGGAATGTCCATCGGCAGCGGGGCGCCGAGCGGAGGCGTGACCTGCGATCAGTATCTCGACTATGCGACTGGCAACGTCTACCAGAAGATCGGCGGGGCCTGGGTGCGGGTCCTCACAGGTGGAGACATCGGCTCGACGGTCCAAGCCTACAACGCGAAGCTGGGCACCTTCTCGGCGCTGGCGGATGCGGCGGGTTGGCTGCACAGCTCAGGGGCCGGGGTGTACGCGTGGTCCACGCCCAGCGCCAGTGACGTGGGGGCACAGGCAGCATCAGCGCGTCTCACTGACATCGCCGCGCTCGCGGTGACGGACAGCAACATCATTGTCGGTGACGGCTCAACATGGGTGGCCGAGAGTGGGGCGACGGCACGGACCAGTCTTGGGCTGGGCACCAGCGACAGCCCGCAGTTCACACACCTTACCCTAGAAGCTGTTGGGTCGCCGGTATTGACCCTAAGAGGTAGTGCTACCGGTAACCCACAATTACTCTTTTATCAAGATGCTGCAGTGCGTGGGTATCTGTACTACTCTAGTGCTCAAGCCGTGATGGCGTGGAATCAGACAGGGACTGGAGCAGGTGGCATTACTGTTAACGCAACCGGGGATGTAGGCATCGGCGTCGCTCTTCCAGCTACTCGACTCGACATTGCCGGAGGAGGTCTGCATCTCGTTGGTGGTTCAGTGGTAGTAGAACGGGCTAGTTCAGCGGTCTCATTTGATGCTATCACCTATGCCAGCACCAACACCTATTCGCTGATGAGACTGATGCGGTCTAAGAGCAACACAGTTGGTGTTCACAGCGCTGTTGTTATTGGAGACAAGTTAGGTGAATGGGATTTTTCTGGCTCAGACGGATCGGCGTTCGTGCCGGCTGTCGCTATTGAATCGACCGTGGATGCAGCAGTTAGCTCCGGGGTTGTTCCCGGTCGGCTAACTATCTACACTTTAGACACTACTGGCGCGTTTCTAGAGGCTTTGCGTATTACTAGTTCACGTCTATTAGTGATAGGTGGTGCTGGCATTCCTAGCGGAACAAACGGTGTGGTATTTCCTATCGGCACGGCCCTCACCTCGATGGCGAGCAACACGGCCGGAGACGGAGCGGTCGATGTCGGCGGCACCGTCGAGCGCTACACGATCAACGAAGCGAACGAAGTCACTCGCCTGACCGGCCTCCAGTCGCGCGTAGCCACGCAGTTCGACAAGACTACCGACACCACTTTAGCGAACATCACCGGCCTGACGCGCAACGTCGCGGCGGGCCTAACCTACGATTTCACGGCCACGCTCTACGTGAACGCCGATGCGATGGGCGGATCGAAGTACGCGGTGGGCGGCACGGCGACCGCGACAGCCATCATCTACTCCGTCGTGCTCACCGACGAAGGCACGCTCGCCAACACGATCACCTCTCGGCAGACGGCGCTCGGCGGCGCGGCCGGGCAGGCGGGCACGACGGCAGGGATCTGCGTGATTCGCGGCACGATCACCGTGAACGCCGGGGGGACTTTGACAATTGAGTTCGCGCAGCACGCCAGCAACGGCACGTCGAGCGTACTGGTTGGGTCAACCTTCTCTATTCGACAGGTAGGGTAGCCACATGAAGAGATTCGTCCTCGCGCTCACGTTTCTGGTCGGTGTCCTCGTAGGCCATACCGGTCTGCTGCTCGGCGCGCCGAGTCCGCAGGAAATCCTGACGCTGACGACTCCAGTATCGGGGCTGTCGACCACCACGTGGCAAATCGCGGACATCTACATGTCCAACGAAGCGCCGAGCCTCAAGGCCACCCTCAAGAGCAACACCGGCGAGCGGTTCGTGTATCGCTCGGTGCCGAGCGACACCGTGACGGAGGCGCAGATCCGCGCGGGGCTCAAGTACGTCAACCAGGGGAAGTTCATGACCCTGGAGGCGAAGTCCCTGCATAAGTGGTTGCTCGACCGGATCTCGTCGGAGGGGATTAAGGTCGGCACCGTGAGCGGGACTCCGCAACGACCATAGGGAGGGCGATGTGAAGCGACTGATTCTCGCGGCGTGCGTCGTGCTGGCGCTTGGCGCTGGGGCGTCCGCGCAGGAAAAGCTGACGATGATCGTGAACCCGCCGAAGCCGGCGGCCGTCGAGAAGGCCGAGCCGAAGCCGCAGGTGCTAGCGAAAGCCTCGCCGGAGGCGGAGAAGCTGACCACTCCGGAACTGTCGGACGTGCAGAAGCTGACGATTCAGAACCTCGCGCTGAGCCTCGACAACGCGCAGCTCCGCGCGCAGCAGGCACAGTGGAACTTCGACGTGGCGCGAGAGGCGATCGGCAAGCTGGTGCACTCGCTCCAGGTGGACGGCTGGACCCTTGACCTACAGCGGCTGGAGTACGTGAAGAAGGTCGAGCCAAAGAAGGACAAGTAACCACCGACCACTAGGAGGGCCGGTGAGGAGGCGAGGGCATGACGCCGCGTGTCAATTGGACAGTCGTGATCACGCTAGTGGCGATCGTTGTCGGGTGGATGATTATTGGGGGGGCCGATAACCGCGCGATCGTGTCGCGGATCGCCTCGCTCGAAGCGCAGCGTGTGGAGGATTCACGGCGGATTGAGCGGATTGAAAACAAGATCGATCTGTTAATCCAACGAGTGAAGTGACGCCCATGACGGAAGATCAGCTCATCGACGGCACTTTCGACCGCGAGGGGCGGACCTACGGCGATCAAACGACGCACCCGCCAATCGACCAGCCGACGGCCCCTGGCGGGATCATCCTCGCAACGCTGTCCGCCTATCTCGGGCGTCAGGCCACACTCGCGGAGCTGAAGGCGCTCACCGTTGAGACCGCGCGGCCTGTGGTGCGGTGGGAACTGCGTTCGCTGGCCTTCGCGCATCGTCTCGATCAAATCCTGTTCGAGCCGCTGCGTCTCCAAATGACCGACTTCGCCTACAACTCCGGACCGGGCACCGCGATCAAGTGGCTGCAGAGCGTACTCCGCGTGCCCATCGACGGCCGGATCGGGCCGGTCACGCTCCGAGCGTTATACGACCAGGACGAGTGGCTGATCAACCAAGCGCTCGTCGGCGCGCGGTTGCAGTTCGTTGACCGCTGGACGGACAAGGCCGCGCAGCGGAAAGCCTGGGAGGAAGGGCTCGAAAGCCGAGGGCTCCTGTTCTCATTGCTCGAGGTTCCGCAGGGGTACTGATGCTGGACGGGGCGCTCGCGTCGCTCGCCGCCTGCGGTCTCGTGGGGCTGTCGACATGACCTACTACGAGATCCCTTTTAGCGTCATGCCGTCAACGGCCTCGTTTGGCGGCGTCACGCGGCTCGCCTGCGGGATTGTCAACCCCGGTGGACCGAGCGGGGTGCAGGTGTGGGAGTTCCCCGCCGGCCGCGCGGAGCAGGCGCGGCTGATCTACCAGGACATGCGGGGGATGCGCGGCGATCCGGCGCTCTCGCCGGACGGGAAGCACGTCGGATACGTTGGCCCAGCGCCCGAAGAGCGTGGGCTGGTTGTGGAGATCGCCAGCGGCGCCACAGTGCGAGTGCTCCCGACACTTGTGGGAAATCACGCGATCCGTCTACGTCACGGCGAGGCGGTGTTCCAGACAGCCGCGGACCCGCTACACCCCGGCGCCAATCCGTTCGATGGCGTGTGGCACATGACGTTCTCGGAGGGGGCTGGAGGGCGGATCGGCCCATTCCTCGCCACGGGGATCGCCTACCTGACGCCCGACGGCTACGTGAGCTGGGACGCGAACTTCACGAGACATCGCCCGCTGCTCGCGCCCGCCTTCGCCGGAGACTTCGCGATCGGCCAGGATGAAACGTCCGGACTGCGTGCCACGCTCGGTGCAGCATCAGGCTATCTCTGGCCGGGCGAGCAGTGGAACGACGTCGCGGCGTGCCAGGAGTCAGCCGATACCTACGCCTTCGCCGCGTGGGCGCCGGGGGGGCCGGTGCGTGACCTGGAGGATCCGACGGCCACGAAGCGCAACATCCTGCGCATCGTGGCCGGCGTGACCGAGGCAGACGTGGCCTCGTGGGTGGCGCCAGCGGAACCAATCGCGATCATTGGCCGACCGATCTTGGCGGGGTTCTATGCGGGCGGTCCGGCGGAGGGCGGTGGATGGACGACGGACGTCTCGCCGCACACGGTCCCTGGCAACTGCTACGTGGCCGTGCAGGACAACCTGCGGCTGCGGCGGATGCGTGACGATGTCGTGATCGGCCGCGAGGTGAAGGTCGAGGCCGAACTCGTTCAGACCGTCGAGGAGATCGAGCGCAAGGCGGCCGCTGAAGCCTACCCGGTCGCGTACTGGGACGCGCGACGCTGGCCGCGCTGGCCGGTGCTGCCCCAGCCATCGCTGCTGTGCGTCCAGGCGTACTGCAAGCTGACGGAATCGCTCGCCGCCTTCGAGGCGGATGTCCGCGAGGTGATCGCCTCGGCGCCGGCAGGGCAGCCGCTTGCGCTCGTCGCGCAGTGTTACACGAGCAACAAGACGCAGACGGAGGACTTGCGGAGCCTCGTGCCGATCTACGCACGCATCGTGCGCGACTGTCCGTCGATCGATGCGCTGCTCGTGTTCAGCGGCACCGGACGCAAGAGCGGACTCCAGCACCATCCCGAGGTCCTGCCGCTCTGGCGCGAGGTGTTCGCCGGCATTCCATCGCCGCCGGCTCTCGAGGATCCCATGAAGCCTCCAGAGATCACAGTCGATCGGTGGACGCTCGACGAGCTCGTCGACGGCCGCGAGCTCGTGTTCCATGACCGTGAGAACCCTGCTCTTGGCTATCGCTGTCGCGTCTACATCCGCGACGGATCGCTCTACGTGGAAATGACGAATGCGGCCGGCACGGGCCGGACGGGCGCAAGACGCCAGGTGAAGCGATGAATATGACATCTCGATTGCGCTGGCGCATCTGCAGCGCCGGCTTCGGCGCCACACTAATGGTCGGCGCCTGCTCGATTATTGTGCGGCCACCGGTCATCACGCCGGAGCAGCTCCATCCGGAGTGGGCGGCGAGCTGTCGCGCGATCATCGACGAGACGCGCCACCGCGTGATCACGGATGCGGAGCTGGCGGCCTGCGTTGCGATTCCGGCCGCCGGCGGGAACCTCGAGGGCATGCGCGCGTGGGAACGCACGCTGCCGCCCGAGCCGGAGCCGCCGCGGCCCACGTTGGTGCCGCTCGAGACGTCCGGACCGATCTTCCTGCAGGCTGGACAGCCCTGGCGCTGGAGAGGAGTCTCCGCGTTCGGCCAGCTCGATCGCTTCGCGCGCGGCGAGGACGTTAGCGGCTTCCTGGAAGATTTCCAGGGGTTCAATGTTCTGCGCGTCTGGACCTATGTGCCGTGGCACGCGAAGGACGGCACGTTCATCGGGTGGAACGAGCCGGCGCCGGAGGTGGTGCTCGCGTTCCTCGAGCGCGTTGCGCGCGACGGCTGGTACGTCGAGATCACGCTGCTGACCGACGACGACACGGCTCGGATCGCCTACGCCCGGCATCTCGTCGAGGTCCTGGCGGCCGCGCGGCCGCCCAACGTGGCGATCGAGATCGGCAACGAGCCGCGCACGAACGGGAAAGCGATTGATACCCGCGCGCTCCAGGCGGTGCTCGACGCCTCGGGACTCCTCTACAGCTCTGGCGACTACGAGGACTCCCGCCGTGCGTTCGGGCGCTATCTCACGACGCACACGGCGCGCGACGACGACTGGCCCCGGCGGGCGCATGACCTGCTCGAGTGGTACGCCGGCGGCGGCCCGAACGACCCGAGCGATCCGCCGCACCGCGTGCCGATCGTGGCGGACGAACCGCCGAAGCTGCCGCAGGACGTGACCGGCGATCGCGAGGCGGACACGCTCGCGTATTACGGCACCGTGAGTCTACTCGGCGCCGGCGGGACCTTTCATTTTGAACAAGGCAAGTACAGCGCGCTGAAGATTGTGCAGGTGGATGGCGTCGAGCGCGTGGTACCGACGGATGGCCGGCCGACCGCGGAGGAAAAGAAGTTCGCGGCGCTCACGTTGGCTGGCCTGAACGCGTTTCCAGTAGACGCGCCGCGTGGCGCCTATCGTCGGCCAGTCGAACGCTCGCTGCGCACGTACGTCGTGGGGAATTACATGGTGCGCGTGCGACCGGAAACGAAAGACGCACCTGAGGCTGGATGGATTGGACTCGATGATCTCGGCGTGCTCTGGAGAAAGGAATGAAACGGATCTCTCCGAAAGTCATCGCGCCTCTGACAGAGGGTCGGCCTTTGCCACCTCAGCGAACGCCGGAGGAGATTCAACAGATCTGGGACGACGCGCTCATCGAGGCCGCTGGTACTGGAGAGTCAGCCATGATCATCTTCTGGCGACGGATCTATCAGCGAGCCGGCCTCAATTCTGGAAGTCCGTGACGGCGCGTGTGGACCGACGCCGCGGATCGCGCAGGCATCTCCGAAACCGCAGAAGCAAGAGGACACCATGAACGACGTGCTAATCGACGTACTGAAAACGGTCGGCACCATCCTGGCGCCGATTCTGGCCACGCTCCTCACGGCGTTGGCCTACAAGGCTCTGAAGCGCGCGGGTCTCGACCTCGACGCGGAGAAGCAGGCCAAGCTGGAATACCTCGCGCGCCAGGCGATCCTGCGCGCCGAGGAATGGGGTGCGAATCAGCTCAAGACGCACCTGCCGGCGACCTCCGGTCAGAAGCTGCAGCGGGCCGTCACCGATCTGCTCGACAAGGTCCCCGGGATTTCGGACGTGGAAGCGGCCGCGCTCGTCCACGCGGAGCTTCCAAAGGTCGCGCTGGGGGCGTCGGGTTTTCTGCAGGCCGTCCGGACGGCGGCGACGACGGCGCCGACCAGGTGAGCACGCCGAGCAATCCGAAACCGGTGAGCCCTCCGCTCGACGCGCACATGCGCGAGGCGCTGAGCCAGATCCCGACCGGGAAGCGCGGGCAGATCTCCGCGACGGTGACGACCATCGGTGTGGAGGCGAGCCTGGGCGTTCGCGTGGTGCCCCGCGTCACCGTGAGCGGGTGGGCGGGCCGTGAGTGGGGCGCGCGTGGCTGGTCGGCCGGCGTCCGTAGCGCCTTTGTCTTCTGA